ACAATGATTACCTAAGTTGGGTGGCTAAGTCGCTAGAAGGTAAATTCTAAAAAAACCAAAAAAAATTCTAAAAAAATGAAACTAATTAATGAAGCTGAGATCTTCGATACCTGGTCGCCTATCATCGAGCAGAAAGCCGGTATCACTGATCCATCCAAAAAAGCGTGGTTGTCTGTATACTGCCACTATCACTCCCTCAACGAGTCTGCTGGTGCATACCAGTCTTTGAACGTCGTCAACGGTATGGGAGCCGTTGCACCTCCTGTTTTCCCAGCCTCAACTCAAGCTGGCTCAGTTGGTGGTTACGCGCCAAACCAAGGATTCTACAGCCAATCTTGGCAAGGATCTGGCGATAAGTTTCCTTCGCTTTTGCCTTTGGCTATTCAGGTAGCTGCAAAAACCGTAGGTTTCGATATCGTTCCAGTTATTCCAATGTCTGGTCCTTCCGGTGTTCTATCCTATTTGGATTATGTGTATGCTGGTGGTAAGCTCAGCCCACAATCTACAGGTACCACTGCAGCCGATGCCTTGGCCGCAGCTCCTGCTATGATTAAGCTGCAAATTACTTCCTATGCTGCAGGATATCCTGATAGTTTCGTAGTAGGTACAACTTATTTCATCACCAATGCTTCTTCAGCAGCTGAATATATCACCACTAAGTTTGTTGGTCTTTCAAGAATCGATGGTTTCCCAATCTTCGAAATGACTGCAATCACTGCAGGGGAATCTGTTGCATCTGTTATCAATGGAGGTGCTACCAAAGTTGGTACTGGAGTAGATGGAAACCAAGCAGGAACCACTACTGCTTCGGCTTCTCTAGTTAAGGCACTTGAAGATCACATCCAAGGTTTCTCTGGAGCTGGTTTCTACGACAACCAAAACTGGCAGGGGCCTTTCGTTGATGGTACCAAGACGTACAACCCAATGCTTAGAAGCGTAGGTGAAGAAAACTACTACAACTTGATGGGTCTTTCGACTTTCACAAAGTTTGTAGAAGCCGACACTTTCCAAGTAGCTGCTTCCGTCACCACGGAGCAAATTCAAGACCTCAATAAGCAGTTCGGTATCGATGTCATTTCGATGATTGAGAACGCACTGGTCAATGAGGTTTCTCAGGCTATCAACAAGCACATTCTAGCCAGAGCTTTTGCTTTGGGCTGGTCTAACTGTTATGACTTCAACACAGTAGAAGGTCAAAATTTGAATTTGAATCTGGTTATCGGTGGAACCGCTGGTTCTTACACCATTCCTTCTTATGTTGGAAAAACAGACCAGGCTTTGACCATGACTGGTACTGCAGGTCCTGCTTCTGGAACTTATGAGAACTTGTCAACTCTACAGAGAAGACTTTTCTCTCGTATCCTGGCAGCCGCTAACGTAGTAGCCAACAGAGGTAGAAGAGGTCCTGCTAACTTCATTGTTACCAACGCAAACTTGGCTTCGGCAATGCAAGATATCAGCCAATTCACCTTTGCTCCTTTCACTAATACCTTGACTCAGAACAACGGTACTTTGTACCCAGTTGGTTCTTTGGCCGGTATGACAGTGTATGTGGACCAAAACATGAAGTACAACGATACCAGAATCCTCGTTGGAAGAAAAGGTGGTGATGATGAGCCAGGTCTCAAATTCATGCCTTACATGATGGCAGAATCCATTCAGACAATCTCTGAAGGTACGATGTCTCCTAAAATCGCAGTTAAGTCTCGTTACGCTCTTGTAGAGGCTGGTTTCCATCCCGAAACCATGTATCTTTGCTTCAATGTTAACTTGCCTGCTGGCGGTCTGGTTTAATTTTAACCAGCTAACACCAAAAACCCCGGGTTTCGACCTGGGGTTTTTTGTTGAAATAGAAAAGATATATAGATAAAATACACCTCAGAACATGTCGAAAGTACAAGATTTCAATCATTTCGTTGATTCGCATTTTAAATCAAAATCAGACAATTTACATCTCCAAGAAGGGTTTATGGATTCTTTGGCAAATGCAATCGATAGCCTCATGCCATTTTCGAAAACAAAAACAATCAATTCAATCATTGATAATATGTTAGAGTATGAAAAGGACTTGTTGAAGGCAAAATACGAACTTAAAAAAACTTTGAAATCTATGGAGATGAAACTCCGTGAAATCAAAGGTAGAACAACAGTTAATCCAGAAGCGGTTGAATCTATTCGAGAAGAAATCGAAGCCAAGAAGAATGAATATAGAGCTATGGTTAAATCCAAAACAGTAGCTTTAGAAAAAGCAAAAGATTTGCTAAGAAGGGAAGGAGCTAAATCCCCTAGGTTGAAGGAAGTCATGAAAGCGAAAATTGCTGAATTGGAGATTGAATTGGCGGAATTTGAATATGAACAGGCTAAAAAGATTTCATCAGAAGCTGGGGAAATACAAAATTTGAAAGATGCTTTAGAACAAGCTAAAAAAGAGGCTCAAGAAATGCTGGACAAGCTAACAGCTGCTCCAACTCCATAAAATAATTCTAAATATGATTTATAATTTTAAACAGTGGGACCATCATAATTTTCTAAACGAGGCTAAATCGATGAAAGATATTTTAAATTGGTTTGGTTCTTTTTTCGGCGGTACTGTCTCTAAAATTAATTCTTATGTGGAAGAAATTGCACAAATAGAGGAGGATTATGCAAAAGAGTGGGATAAAATAATGACTGATATAGACGAATTAGAAGTTCAAAAAGCCCAGATCTCAAACGATCCTGCCGAGTTAAGAAAATTAGATAGAATGATTGATAGAAATGAAAAATTGATACAATCTGCATTAAGAAAAAAAAATTCTTCTATTTCTGACATAGAAGATAGAGTAATAAAATTGACGGAAAAAGATTCTAAGTTGGTTTCTTATTGGAATTTGAAAAAAACTCAGGCGGAAAAAGATGTTGCAGAAAGACTGTACGATATCTCAAAAAAACTTGCAAATCCTGATTTAGGGGAAGAACTTTATGACAAATATAAAAAAGCTGCTCTTATTGCGAAAGAAAAAGACGAGGATTTTAGGAAAAAGTATGGGGATATGAAATTACCTGGATCTCCTTCTAGAAATTTCCAGTTCATTGACACAAGTTCGAATTCTACTAAAACTAATATTTCTAAAGGTACTTTATCTAAAATTTTAGATATGAGCGATAAAGAGTTTGAAAAACACGTTAATACACTAAATCCTTCTGAAACCAAAAATTTAAAATCTGATTTGAATACTGTTTACAGAGAAATGTGTAGATTGAGAAATTTAGATCTTAAAAATCATAGAGAAGAATCCTCACAAAAGGGGCTAACTCAAGATGAAATTCAGAAGGGCGAAAGAGATATAAAATCTAGCCACTTGCCTAAAATTAGCGACATCAGAGATAAAATAACTTACATTCGTAGATATGTCTAAAATTTTACTAAACTTGTCAGATTTTTTTCTAAATGAAGATGTAAATTCCGATTTGGTGAATGCAAAAAAAGCGGTCAACGACCAATTACAGGCAATTCGGGATGAGATCCAAAATGAAAAGCAACAAACAGAAATAGCACAAAAATCTGCCAGTTTAAAAAAACAAGCAACTTTATATGCTGCTTTACCTGCCATGTTGAACAAACTGGCTACGGCGATGGAAGCAAAAGAAAAATCAGGGGATAAAACAAACATATACTAGAAATGCATAATTATTTCACACACAATCCAGCTGCTAAAGCTATCATCACAAATTTTATGAATTTGAATGAAAACGCTTCAGTGGACAATCTTCTCAAAAGGGCCACCGAAATTAGTCTTGATACTTTTAAGAAAATTGTTTTTGATTTGGCTTCTCATGATAACCGTAACCCTGATGTTTTGAGAGCTATGTTGTTGGACGTTGCCTCTGCTAAAACTGTCAAAAGTCTGGTGGCCAAATTCAAAGACTATGCCGATGAAGCGGAACTAGGTGATGCTAGATTCTCCAAAGTTAAAAATATGTATGTCAACGCCCTAAATTCTTTAGGGGATGCACTCAAAAGACTCGTTGAGGTGGATTCCAAATTGGAAGATGGGATCATCAATACATTCAAAATTTCTTCACATAGATTGAT